AAGATGCTCATAATCGTCTTCTTTACGACGTTTAAATGAAGCAGTCTTACCGATACCGAAACCAACAGCCTGTGCGCCACACAAGAAACCAATAGACAGACGTGTTGACGTGGTACTTGCGTCATTGAGTCCGTCACCACTGGCTGCACCCGCACCCCAAATACCATCCCACAATCCACCACTGGACGAGTCGATGAACTTGTCGATGTCGGGTACTTCCTTGATGATTACACCATCCCACAACAGATCGCCACCGGCGAACAATGGGTTGTCCCTGTTACGGGCCAGTGCATTTTGCATAGAAGCTAACAGAGTCGAATCATCACGCAGATCACGGAAAGCATACTTACCGAGATACAAAATGAACCACGGCTCGTCCTCTTTCACCATAATCGGGCGAATCAGCGGGTCACAGCTCTGTGCCTTGCGCTTCAGAACTTCAACCAGGTTGGTAGACATAACCTCAGTAGAAGCAATACCCGACAGTGAAGTCGTATGATCGCCTGCAGTGAAAGTGGTCGAAGTACCGTACATGATACGGTCAGCGTTGTTAGTGACCCAGGTATCCATATTCGCAGCAGATGCCGCAGAAGAACCTGTTGCACCAGATGCTTCAGTACCACCATAGTTGTAATAAGTACCACCGGCCTCGATCGCACCCATTGCCTGAATGATCTGGTCACGCTTGGTTTCCATCATCCAGTTCATCAGCCCCGGACGGGCTTCTTTGAACAGATCGAACTCGGACTTTTCACGCTCCTCGTTATCAATCAGGACACCCTGACGATGATAAGTCGGCTGCAGCGTATAGGCGTAGTTTGAAAGCGCCTGCTCAGAACCGGACAGCTGGGTTGATCCGCGAACACCAGGACCGCCCACTTTACCGATCAACGGCAGGGAGCATTTCTTTTCTTCGCGGGTGATTTGTATGATTTTGTTTTCGTCTGTACCCGTTACAGGGCCAAACCGGCCACCGCGAACATACTCTCGCAGTACCTTCTTCTTAAACCGAGTAACAACATTACTCGAACTAATTGTGCTTGATGCCATGACATCATCCTCTTGTTACAGCTAATACTCCTGATCGGCAAAAATATCCTCGATGGTGGCTTCTTGTTCCACCTGTGGGGTATTTCCTGCCTGAGCAGTAGCCTTTGCTAAGTTTGGCACTTCAATCGGTGTTTGCGGCGTTTCAGCATGGACTTGAGGGGTCAGCAGTGATTGCTTGTAGGCTTTTGCAGTCTCGTAGGCAAATTTGGCTTCATCACCACTCTGGAACATCTTGTCTATCAGACTTCTGTCCTGAACGGTCATTAACTCAAATATCCTTTCCATCTCGTCGTAATCTTCGTGCTGTTCGAGCATTCGACTACGAGAAGCGTCAAGGTTCTGCCGACGAATCTGGTCTTGATGCATGAGTTGCTCCTTCTCCCATTTCTGACGCATATACTCGTTATAAGCATCAATGTCTTCATAAGGGTCTGGAGCCTCATCCTTGACCGGAATCTGCTGCCTCAAGCGTTCTGCTTCCTCTCTCGCCTGTTGCGCTTTGCGCCTTTCATCATGAAGTGCGGCTATAGGGACTAACGTTGGTTTTTCTTCCGATGTCGTCTCGGACTCCACCTCTGGCTCACTTTCTGGCTCACCTTCGGCTTGTTCGACCTTTGCGGGTTGATCCGGCTTTGGAGTCTGTTCAGTTGCCTGTTCAGGTTCCGTTGAAATCGGATGGTCTTCGCCTTCAAAAAACGTTTCAAGTTCATCTTTTTCGTCAGTCATAATTTACCTCTGCGCCCAATTAGCAATGGCGGCTTGCTTGTTGCGCCCGAACCCCGGCGGCGGGTATTACTCTATGTAATTCTGTATACCATAATATTCGTATATGGCGAGTTTTAATGCGTCCATATACATCTCATGTAATTCTTCTGATTCATCGTATCCACCAGACCCGGTTGATACCGTTGGAATACCAATAGAAGATTGATGTTCTGTTATAACAAGTGAATCCGATCCGGCAGTTATTCCGACATCAAGGGTTAATGCTGACTGATGCTCGGTTATGGCAAGCGTGTCATACGATGCGAGAATATTTACACCAAACTGGATGTTTGCTGCATTACCAGTTATAACCAGTGAATCCGTTCCAGCGGATATTGAAACATCATTAGCAACAGACGCCTGATTCTCCGTGATAACAAGTGAATCTGCCGTTGCTTCTAAAATAGTATCAAGGGTAGTTGATACAATCGCCTGACGTTCAGTAATAACAAGTGCGTCGTTATTGGCTGATATACCGACATCGTTTGCTATAGAAGCCTGATTTTCTGTAATAGATAATGAATCAGGACTCGCTAATACATTTACACCGTAAGCAATGTCAGATTGGTACTCTGTAAGTACAAGAGTATCGTGTCCAGCACTTATACTAATATCATTGGATATAGTTGCGCTGTGTTCGGTTATTACAAGTGCGTCAGATTGGCCTGATAGCGCAATACCGATATTACTTCTATGTTCGGTAATAACGAGTGCATCGTTATTTGCGTCTATGTTATATCCTGCAGATATAGCCGCCTGATACTCTGTAATAACGAGTGCATCAGTACCGGCCGATATAGCAACATCTAAAGCTATACCCGCTAACTGTTCTTCAATTATCAAGGCTTGCGGAATAGCATCAATATTGACGCCAGTATTAATAGATGCCTGGTATTCAGTAATTGTTAATGAATCAAATCCGGCCGATATAGAGACATCATTTGCTATCGAGGCTTGTCGTTCAGTAATTACAAGCGCATCTGGATTGGCTGAAACATCTGTACCGCCACTCGCATGACTCCCAGTTGTCCCCTGGTTGATAACACAGGCTAATATTCCGTTATAACAAGATGTTGTCCACGAAAATCCCGGCGTGGTATCAGTATCAGCATCGGCTGCGAGCAGACCGCGAACATCACTACCACCAAGTATTGCTGTATGCAGATCGGTTCCAGTATCTACAGTGAGTCCTGTTGCACTTCCAGACTCAACTGCACACATCGCATAGACCGTATCGCCAGATGTATACGATCCTGCAACTGAAACACTAATCGACTCGCCTGAAATTGCGTTGTTGTGGTTTGAACCTGCGATTAATGTCGTTCCATCCCATGACGCAACCTCGTCAATGGAATACATTGTTTCCTTGAATGCACCGGGACCACTTGCGGTAATAGTAATATCACCGCCATTAGGCGTTCCATCTGACTCGAAGATTTCCATTCCACGACGTACACCCATAGGGAATACATCGACCTGACTCCATGTTACTCCACCACCGGAAACAGCATGCGTTACTGTTCCTGCAGTACTATAGGCAGAGCATATGCTAATTAATGCCCTTGTACTTGTACCCCATCCGCTATTGGATATTGCAGTACCATTCGATGAATTAGTACCATTCGTAATGTGAAGTAAAGTAGGCTGTGCCATTGCAGACTCACATCACTGGATGATAATGATTACAGGCGGATTTGGATTGGCTGGTGCAAGTATCAATTGGAATGTATTACTCGGTAAACTCTCCCTTCCTTCTGTGTCTACGGTCGTTAGATAAATATCATACGTCCCGTAGGGCCTGTCTACAATAAAGGTAGTTGCATTTCCGGATATGATTTCTTCAGCTACACCGTTGTAGTAAATATTATAAGACGCAATCTCAGTAGCATTTAACGGTGTATTATCAACTCTTTTAGTCGGTGACGTGAATGTTCCGGTTTTAACTTTTGCAATAGCAGAAAATGAACAGACGCACAGCAAAAGAATAATTATGTTTTTCATGATTCACCTAAAAACTGACATCACTCGGACGATTGGCATTGGCCCAACTTGGATCATTGCCCTCTCCAGATTTATCAGTAACATCGGATACGGTTGGGTTAATATTCATATACCAGGTATTTGCAAGTCCAGCCGCAGTCTGCGCCGTGTTTCCTTCATAGGCCGCTTCGGTCTGAATATCTGAAAGTGAAAGGTCAGTATCGAATAGTTTAAAAAACCGGAATTGTCCAGATGGCGTTTCGTCATTCGCTCCACCTGATGCAGTCCAATCTGAAGCTCCAAAGTAAAACGCGGGTGTACTACCAGCAGAACCCGTTATTGTGCTGGTTGTTTTTATAGCTACAAGTTTTTTACTTGGATTGCCCACAAGATCGGGCCAGTAAATATGAACGGTATCCGATCCATCTTCATAAGCGACTCGCGCTTGAGTCAACCATGTTCCATCAGAAACAGACAAAGGTGTTATTGCACCACCGCATTCTGTAATAGAGCTACCGCAAGCTATAATATCCCTACCATCAGCGAGTTCATGATGATGAATATCGCCATCAATGCCACCACCGCTATACAGTAACCCAGTGTACTGACCATCACTAGAATTATATGTCGGACTGCTTTCGTTGTCTGTTGGGTATGGATGTGTACCATATCCGTAATTTGGCACCCATGAACCTGTGTTGGCTGAATGCCATGCCCACGCATAATAGCCAACTTGTTGCGTGTACTTGGCCTTCCAGATTGCAGTATGAGAATGCCTCGGCAGAAGCACTGTATCATCCCAAATTATACGAATATCACTCCCTGCTTCGTCATTGCTTGGAAACTCCAATGCAGTAGATTGAGCATTTATGTTTGCTAAACCCGGCTCGTCAAATGTTATCGTTGCCATTAAGCAAGCGTGAAGATTCCGTTAGTACCATCCCATGTGATCGTCAGGCTTCCTGTAGACATATCAACGGGTCCACCAAGCTCGACATAAGCGATAGCCGCATCAACCGCCGGGGTTGTCACGTTATCCGCATAAATTATCCCCCAGTAGGCATCTGTATCGTTTGACGCGTCCTGTGCCCATGTCGGGTTTGTACTGGAATCAAATGTCACTGTTCCAGCGGATTCCACCCATGTACACGTCAGGGTTGTACCACCAGCAGTATAAGTTCCTGCGGTTCCAACTTCTGTAAAGTCACCCAATGCAGGTGTTGCCGTTGTGGCCGTTGGGGCAGTTGTGTTGTCACAAATAGCGATTTTTATCGTATCGCCATCAAGGTCAAACGTACCATCCATCAACCATTCTTTTGCGGTATTAAATACCACTACATCGCCTGTTGCCATGTTTCTACCTCATAATATTGTTTAATACATATGTTATTATTTTTAGGATAAGAAGCTATCCATCAAGCCTTGTTTATCATTCATATTCCTCTGTTGCTATTACTTTTTTGGGCATACCCCAACGATCATCAATTACTTCAAAAGTAACAGTTTTCGTCTTGGGATTATTGATTGCTTCCAGTACAGGTGTTAAATCAACTTTCTGATTTGGTATTTTTATCTTCGATACCGCAATCGCAAGATTCTGCACCTGGTTCTGAAGGTTGGAGATATCTGTCGGTTTTATGGATTTGATCGACTTTTCGATACTGGATAAATCAGTCTTTGGTACTTCGATTGAATTAATCGACGACTGAAGTTTTCCAACGATACTTTCAACACTCTCTGTAAGTTTTTTATGTGCCTCGGCGTATTCTTCTGCCGTTCCTGAAATAGACTCGATTTTGCCAACCAATTCTTCTTTTCTTTTTTCAGAAATGGTGTTCTGGTAATTAAACAATGATATCAGTGCGTTCTGTAAAGAACTTTCGATCTTGGTTAAATCGGGTTTCTCCATCTTCTTGAGGCTGGACTTAACTTCATCAGAGAACTTACTGAACTCAGATTCGTGCTTCAGGCTGTAAACCCTTTCAAGTAATTCCGACATTTAATGCCCTCAATTCTTGCTTGATAATTAGATTTTCCAATTCTTTGGCCTCAGCGTCGGCATGGTCTTTTCTGGCCTTGGCTTCTTTTGCAACAGAATCCATCTCGGTGTTCTTGTTCTCAGCCGCGCCTTCAGCCTGTTTTAACTGTAACTCGGCCTGAACCATCTGCTCCTGTTTCTGCATCTGCTCTGCTTGAGCCTGTTGCTGGGCTTTTGCGGTCTGTTCTATCTGATCAATAATCTCATCCTTGCCCCTGAGTTCAGACAACTTGATAACTTCGGTAAATGGAACATCAGGACGTGTCTGCGCGATCTTGGCTAACAGTTCAAACTGTTCTCGCTGCATGTTCACAATGTCACTTGAGGTTTCGATAATAATATCCATATCTAAATATGAAACATCATTCCTGACTTCAACCAGTTGTTGTAGACGAGGGTCTTGCGCCTGCATCATCTGCACTAGTTGTTGCTGGGCTTGAAGCCTCATCTCCAAAGGTATAGATTCATCCCTGGATGTTTCTTTCAGCTTATTCTGTAATGTAATCTGTTGATTTAATCCGACCCATCTCAGTTTTGTAACATTATCGGTAACACTAAGCCATTTTTCTTCTGTCCAGAACTGCTTGATTCGCCACCATATCTGAGTGTAAACACGTTTTTCCCACTTTGTCAGATTAGCGTACAAAGAAGATAATTCGTTCGTCGCCGCCTGTTGTAAGTTGACTATCGCCTTACCGGAAAGATCGCCCTGTCTCTCACCGGAGAGTTGAGCATTGAAACCAACAGCATCCAGTTCAGCCTTGGAGTCCTGCAGCAGAGAAAATTGCGCCTGCGCCATATCGTTCGTTCTGAGAATATCGAAATCGCCTTTCTCACCCTCATACTCAACATGACCATCGGGCTTTGCAAGCTCTCTCTTGGCAGCAGGAATGTCCTGAATCGCGCCTTTCCTGGACATGGTTTGTCGTTGTGACAAAAGAAACAAGTATTTCGACCGTCTGTGATTGATTTCATCCTGAAGATCAATCCAGTACCTCACTTCTCCAAAACGGTTGTTATCACGGTCGATATTCGCCGCTAAGGATTCAATTGGATTAACCGGAATACCATACTCATTAACATAGGGACTTTCCATCGGATCAATCAGGAAAGTATCCCCAGAGAAAAAACATGTCATCCATTTTCCTTTTTCAATGTAGAAATGCTGACAGACCCGTATTCTCTGCTCTTTCCTGTCTACCCACTGTGGGCGGTCGTCGAATGTCTCGTTACCGTCATCCTCGGTGTTTATAAGCTGATCGGCTTCTTCCTCTGAAATATCAAATGTCTCCATGACCTGATCCTTGTCCATCCAGATGACGATTCCATCATATCTTTTATCAGCAAAGTCCAGCCTTCTCGAATGAACATCGTAGTAATAACGATCCCACTGTATATTAACAACCTCGATACAGGGGCCATCAGGTTTATTTACGATATGAATAATCGCAGCCCCTACACCTGGCACGAAAACATCTTCAGCTACATCGAGTTTTATGTCATCGAAATCATTCTTGTCGGCAACATACCTCAGAGCATCAGTAATTACCTCTGCGGCTTTTTCGTGCTTCTGAGTGCGAGGCCATGCTTTAGGGTCTGTCTTTCTCTGGACTAAAAGACCCTTGAGTCCTTCGACTTTCGGCTTGATACGATTGACCGTAATCGCGGCCTGACCGCGCTTTTCCAGTTTTTCCCGTTCTTCAGCCGTCCACTGCTTATTGTCCTTATAGTCCCTGTCTCTTTCAGCAAGGGCGCGAGATTCTTCCGTCTGCGTCAGAAAGTCCTCGACTTGTTTTCGTGCGGTTGCTACGTCCACATATCACCTACATAATTTTCCATCGTGCTGACGTGTCTTCATCAAAGCCATAAGAGTCTCTTTTCTCGATTGGTATGGTTGTTGTTTTAGTGACTGCAAATGCCTGATCTAAAATAC